GGTCAGGGTCGAGCGAGAACAAGGCCGCGGCCGCGCGCGACGCGAAGATGTTCGCCTTCGCGACCTCGACCGAGATCGGCTCCGGCGCGGTGCGGATCAGCGCCTCGGCGTCGTTGTCGGACACCAGCAGGTTCGCGAGCAGGACGAAGATCGTGTGCAGCATAGCGCCAGCCGTATCACGCCCCGCCGACATCGCCGAGGAGGTCGAGCTGTTCGGGTTGGCAGAGCTGGCGCAGCGCAGCGACACCGCGCCGCGCGCGCGCCGCGATCTCTTCGTGGTGCACGCTCGTGTGCTCGAGGGCGCGGATGTCCTGCTCGATCGCCTTGCGGCCGATCGAGTTGCGCGCGTCGAGCGCGAGCCGCACCGCCTCTCCGATGCGTCCGCTCTGCCAGCGGTCGATCTGGATCCCGGCGGCCGATTCAAACTCGGCGACCCGTTTCTTCAGCGCCTCGAGCTGAGCCTCGGCGTCCTCGCGGTGGTACCGCCGCTCCTGCTCGTGCTCGAGCTCCGCCTTCGCCTCGGCGCGCGACGTTTCCTTCAGCGCATCGTGCTCGTGCTTGGGGACCCAGGTCTCGACCACGTTGCGCACCAGCGAGGCGAAGAAGCTCCGATCGAACGGCTTCGCCTTCAGCTTCGGCGCCTTGCGCACGATGCGGAGCACGCCGCGCTTTGGCGCGAGGATTCCCCAGCTCTCTGGCACGACCAGGCCGTCGATGATCTTCTCGTCGCTGATGACGAGCCACCAGTAGTCACAATACTTGCCGACCGCGTCGGCCTTCCACGGCTCGCCGAGCTCGCGCTGCACGTCGCTGCGCGCGACCTTCACCTCGAAGCCGTGGATCGCGTGCCCGTGCGAATGCCAGATGCCGATCGCGATCGCGTCCGCGCGGCGCTTCGCGTTGTAGCCGGTGCCGTTCGACACCTCGTTGAGCACGACCCACCCAGGTCCGTCGTGCCGCTTGCGGATCATATCTTCGAGGTCTGCTGCCGTCATGCTCCCTCCGTGAATAGCGGCAGCGACACGCGCTGCGCGCCGAGCTTGCGCGGTTCGCCTCCGGCCTCGCCGTAGAACTGCTCCCAGGTCGTGTGCTGGTCGTGCCGCTTGATTACCCAGCGCTGGAACGCCACCAGCTCCTTCGTGCGCCGGAACGGCATCGGATACGGGCGGCAGCCGAAGGCTCGGAGCCGTGCGCGGCGATAGTCGCGATCGGCGTGCGTCTCGCCGGCGTCCTCACCGATCAGCATGTAGACCATGATCATGTCCGGCGAGAACCCGCCGAACTCACGAGCGCGTTCAGCCCAGCGAAGAGCCGGGCTTCGTCCTTGCGGCCGTCCCACGCGGTGTAGATCCGCCGCCGCTTCATCCCGTCGTCGCGCACTTGCATCCGGCCGAGCGCCGCAGCGGACTCTTCGTCGAGGAAGCGCGCGTTGATGCCCTGGACGAACGAGACCTTGAAGCCACCATCGACGATGTCGTCGACGACCGACCGCCAGTTGGGGTGCCCGAAGAGATCGTTGTCGAGCAGGAGCAGCTCACGCGGAAATGGCTCGCCGCGCCAGATCTGCGCGATCGTCGCGTTCGCGCGCGCCTTCCCTTCCTTGCGGGGAACGACGCAGAAGCGGCAGCGGAGCCGACAGCCGCGCATGCTGAAGCCGATCGAGCGTCGGAATCGCGGATAGCCCGCGTAGTCGATCGCGCCCTCCTCGATCCCGACGTCGGCGAGGTTCGAGGTCACGCGCCAGCCGGTCCCGCCGAGCTCCAGCCCGGGGTAGATCCGGCGCGCCAGCTCGGCAAGCGGCTGCGTCTTCTCGAACAGCAAGGAGCCGTAGGCACGATCCCAGCTCGGATCGGAGAGCCTCGGCTGGAGATCGCTGGCGCTGCGGATCTGTCGGAGCTCGATGCGATCGCCGCGCTCCGCGTGGTGCGCGTGGATGCGCATGAGCGCGAGGTTTGGGAGCGCCAGGCCATCGAGCTGGAGCAGGAGGACGTTCATCGCCGCATCTCCCAGGGCTCTGGCGGGGTGATGAGCTGCAACGCGCGGCCAAGCCAGACCGTCCAGCGCCACCAGGATTCAAGCGCCAACGCCCGTGCCGCCACATTCGCGTTCGCGCGATCGCCGATCTGGAACACGCCGAGCTGCGCGGCGCAGAGACCGCACCACCGGAGCCGTGCCTGTCGTTGCGAGAAGTAGAGGAACTTCCCGCAGCGCTCGCAGTGGCTTCCGTCGCTCATCAGTCCTCGGTGCACTCGTGCGGCTCGCTCTCGCAGCCGCACCCCTTGATGGTTGCCCGCGCCTCGGCGTCGCCGAGCATCTCGGATTGAGTCGGCCGAGCGGCGATCTCCACGCCCATCGCAGGAGTCGCAGCTGCAGCGCGCGCGGCTGCCGCCTCAGCCTCGGTCGGCGGGTGGAGCCTGTTGATCGCCACCGCGAACTCCTGCATCTCGTTCAGCGCGTCGACCGCCATCTTGTGGAGCTTCTCCGCCTCGGCGCGGACGAACGGCGGCGACACGAACGTGATCCTGTCGATCTCGATCACCACCATCCACGCGCCGAAGCGATCCGCCGGGTAGATGTTCAGCTTGTGGCGCGCGGTTGCTTGCAGCCGCTTGATCGTCTCGAGGATCTCGCGATTCCGCTTCACCGCTTCGGGCTCCTCCGGCGCGCTCACGAGGCCCTCGCTGCTTCCGAGGCCGCCATCACCTCGTCGAAGGTCCGGCGCGGCGCTTCCGGCGATGCCCGGTGTTCCTTCGCGCGCTGGTGCTGCGCGGCGATCCGCGCGGCGTCCTGGAGAGCCTCCGCGATCGCTCCGGCCTCAACCGGAGTGAGCTTCGAGGCGGAGAGATAAGCGAAGCCGGCTCCCTTCGGGGCTTCCATCTCAAACGCTGGGACCGCGCAGAGCACGCGGTTGTCGGCGTCGATCATCACGATCGCGTCGAATGCTCGCCCGGCGAGCGTCCCCGGCGAGCTCAGCGGCACGCGCCACATCAAGCGCGCGGCTGCGCGCCGCGGCTTCCTCTTCTTCGACTTCTTCGGCTTCGTCATACGGTCCTCCAGGTTGTGCAGAGCTCGACGAGCGATCGCATGCGGACGGCACCAATCGGCTCGACGATCAGACGGTGGTTGCGGTAGATGCGGAGCCAATCGCCGTGGCGCACCATCGCGCCGAGCGTGACGCCGGTCTCCGGGCAGAAGACGACGTAGCGCGCAGGCTCGCCTTCGTGCTGGATCGTGGCGACGAGCGCCTCGTCGATGGCGCCGGCGAGGAGCTGCTCGAGGAGTTCGGCGAGCATCTCGACGATCACCGCGGACCTCCAATGTACTTCGCGCGCGGCTTGCGGCGACTCTCGGTGATCGCCTGCTGGCGCGCGATCCACACCACGGCGGCGAGCATGTCGTCGCGGTCGTCTCGGCGCACCCAGGGCTTCCGCGTGGCGACCGCCTGGCGAAGCAGGTCCTTCGCGATCTCAAGCCCACGCTCCTCGCTCTTCGTCATGGCGCCCCGATGGTGAGGATGTCGACCTGCGCGCCGAGCCCTGATGGACGCACGCGCTTGACCACGTGGAGTTCGGCGACCTGGTCGTCGTCGACGACGACGATCCCAGTGATCGCGTCCAGCAACGAGCGCGCAAGCTTGTCGGCATCGCGGCGGTTCCACTTCCCGATCGGCGGTGGCAGCGTGAAGACCGCGCGCACCAGGACTGGACCAGGCACGGGCTCCAGCGCTCGCATCGCGATCCGCGCGCTCCAGCCGACTGCGCTCGCCCACGCCTTCTCGCGCGGGTTGTCGGCCTTGACCCGGCCGCCCGGAAGGGCGCGCCACGAGCCCTTCGTCTCGGGCAGTCCAGGCACGGAAAACGATACGAGCGGAGTCATCGCTACCCCGGACCTCGCCGATCGAACGCACCGTTCGCCGCGCGCGACCTCGCCGGCTCGATCATCGCTTCGAGCCTGCCGAGCGCGACCGCTACCATCGCGCGGAGGAGCGCGTCGGCGTCCGGCTCGTCGAGATCGCCGATGTAGAGGTCGATGATGTGCGAGACGATCACCGTCGTCGTGTAGATCCCGACACTCATCTTGCGCCGTAGGATCCGCACCTGCGCCGTCGCGGCGCGCTTCTCGAGCTCGAACCAGCTCGGCGTCTTCACGCGGCACCCACGACTTCCGACACCGCTACGCGGCCGGCATCCGTGATCACGTAGAGCTGGACCTCTCGCGCCTGGTCATCCTCGGCCACGCCGACGCCAGCATCCGCCAACAACCCCATCGCGCGCAGGCGCTCGAACATCTGATACTGCCCACGGCGCGGCGAGATACCGTCGATCTCGTGTCCGAACGCAGGCGACTCGCAGATGCGCATCGCGAACCGGAGGACAGCGCGCTGAGCTTCCGTTAGCTTCACGCGGCACCAGTGGCGGCGATGAAGTTCGGCTCCTCGCGGTTCGTCGGCGGCATCCGCCACCGCGGCACGCCGCGCGCGATCGGGAAGCGCCACTCCTGGCGGTGGCCGTTCAGCCCAGCGGACACAACGACGTCATCGACGGTTACCGAGATCTGGTCGACACCGCGCCAGACGTTGGGCGAGACCTCGACCTCGACGATTCGCCGATGCTCCTTGCCGTCGCGCGAGTGCACCAACGGCAGCGCGAGCATCGCCATCAGGCCACGCATCGAGGCCCAGGCCTCGGGATCGAGATTGAGAAGGGCGGACATGGCTGCGGCTTGTACCTCGGCTTCGGGCATTCGGTCATCTTGCACGTCCATCACCTGGTTGTCCTCCTGTCGAGCACGGGCGCGTGATCCGCGCACAGCATCACCTCGTCGCTCTCGATCAATGACTCGCCGCGGCGCGAGCGCCGCACGATCTCGGCGTTGCAGATCTCGAGCACTTCGATCGCGGTCTCGGTGACGCCGATCTTCTCGCGGCATCCCGGGATCCTGCACGGCCAGTACGCGACGACCGGATCCGGCGCCCAGGAGCTCGCCTTCCGCTTCCGGCGGTAGAGATCGAGCGAGATCATCGCGCCAAGCTGGTCAGCCATCGCTGGGCTCCTTCGGCAGTACCGCCGCCATCAGCTCGCCGATCGAGCGAGCCCCGGCCTCGAGCTGCGGCGCGCCGGCGCCGCGCGACGCCTGCGCTTCCTTCCGCGTGCTCGCCGCGAGCCGATCGTAGGCGGCGGCGAACTTCGCGCGGGGCGAGGAGTCGGTCTCGTCCGACTGGCAGATCGCGCGCCATCCCACCGCTCCAACCGCCTCAGCGACGAGCGGATCGGCGAAGCGCGGCTCTTGGTAGATCCCGAAGGTCCCGACCGCTCGCAGCACATCCCCCCAGGCCTCGGCACCGCTACGCTTGCCTCCGCGCGCGAGCTCGACGACCTCGGCGCGGATCTTCGCGATCGTCGGGATCATCTCGCTCGTCTTGTTCGCGCGATCGACCGCGGCGCGCGCGATCTCGAAGTCGAGGTCGATCAGCCCGGCGGTGTAGCTGATCACCATGCCGGAGATGTCGGCCGACGAGAGCTTCATCCGCTGCGTCGGGTACGCGCCGAGGATGCGCTTCACCAAATCGTTCGCGTCCTGCGGCGTCATGGCTCCTTGCCCTCCGCGATCGCGCGCTCGATCGCAGCGGTCGCGGCGTCGACCTCGGCGAAGACGTTTCGCTCCGCAGGCCTGACGTCGCTCGGCTGGCGAGTGAGCTTCGCCTCCCACGCTTTGGCGCCGAACATCGATCCGCCGAAGTAGCGAAGGCTCCGCGAGGCGCGCGCTTCTGCCTCCGCCATCGCGAACACGTGCTCGAGGTGCCTCTCCGCCTGCGCGCCGGACGCGCGGAGGCGGTTCGCCAGTTCGCGCCGGCCTTCGCTGTCGTACGGCAGGTGCTGCGGCGCGTCGAGACCTAGTTCGTCCGCGAGCTCCGCGCGGCGCGCGTTCAGCCGCTCCCAGGCGCGGTCGCCGAGCTGGCGGCGAGCGATGAGCGCAGGGTCCGCGAACGCCTCGCCTGGCGCAGCACACGGAGCCACAGCGGGCGTCGGCCGCGCGAGCTCGTGGAGCGTCGTGATCGCGTCTGTGAGCTGGGTCGGCGGCGGCCGTACGCGCTCTCCCGGACGCCCCAGTTCCGGAGGCTGAGAGGGAGAAGAAACGGCAGATCCGGATCCGGAACCGCGAGAGTCTGCTGTTCCGGATGTTGGTTCTGACTCGGAGGCTGGTGAGCGCTGGGCGACCGCTGGTTTACGCTGGCGCCCCGGACTCCCAGCGGGACCCAGCGCGCTGGCTTGCGCTGGACCAGCGCCACTAGCCGGCTGGTCCAGCGCGCTGGCCTGCGCTGGCTCCAGCGGAGCGGCTGCCTTAACGAGCTGCCCGCGCTCGTTGCGCGGTGCGTTGGATGCCCGCGCCTTGCCGGCCCGCTGTTGCTGCGACCGCAATTCCCCGAACCACTCGATCGCTCCTTCGCACCCGCGCACCCTGACCAAACCGTCAGCGACCTGTTCGCCGAGTTCGCTCTCTACGAGGTGGTGCTCTCCAGCCGGTCCGAGACAGCCGCGGATGATCGCGAGCGGAGGCCGGTCGGTCTGCAGTTCGGTGCACATGCTCCACAGCCGCGCCATCTTGCCGCGCGCGTGGTCTGCATCGGCAAGCCCGGCGAGTTGTGCGAGGCAGTCGAATCGCGAATCCGCGAACGCTTTGTGCTGGATCGTCACGTTTGCCGCCATTTACCAATGCCCCTCGCGGAGAACTCGCTTCCACCGCGCGGTAGGGGATTCGAGTCGGTGTCGTGCAAACAGGCTGCGAATCGCTCGCGCCGCGCGGAACCACTCAGTTCGGAAGCGGTAGCGGCTGAACTTCATCTGAATCTCGTGCTCGAGGCTGTACGGTCCATGAATCGCTCCGAGCATGCGAAACGGCGTGCCTTTGCGGATTCGCACCGGAGCTTCTCTGCGAAGTTCCGGCATGCGACGAAACGGATTGCCGCTCACTCCGATCTTGATCAGATCGTAGCCAACGACCTCGACGGCGTAGATCCACGCCGTTCGACCATCCTTGATCATCAGCGAACCTCGATGACGCGCTCCGCGCCGCGCTTCGAGATCTTGATTAGCCCGCGGCCTTGAAGAACGCGAAGCGCCGCCGCCGCCGTGCGGCCGGCTCGATTGCGATGAAGATCCACGTTGTGGAGCTTCACCTTCGGCGTGTCCTGGTCCTCTGCTGCGGCGAGGATTCGGATGAAGACGACGAGCTCCGCCCCCGTGAGTTCGTCGAGGAGTCTCGAGCGTGCCAGATCGACGATCTGCGAGAGGCCGCTCAATGAGGTGTCGGGCGCTGCCTTTGCCATGCGCGAAACCTTAATCCGGACCCCTGACAACGAACAGCGTTTCCGGCGCCCAGAGACGGAGGCGATCTCGGGGTGCGATCCCCGGATGCCAAAAAGTGGCGCCGGGAATGTCAGAGGGGGGGTGTAGCTTGGCGCGCATGAGCCTCAGCCCCGAGCAGCTCGCGGAGCGCCTCACGGCGATCACCGCGACCGACATCTCAGCCGTGGTCGGCTGCAACCCATTCCGCTCGCCGATGGACGTCTTCCTCGAGAAGCGCGGCGAGCGGCCGCCGTTCGTCGAGACCGCGCGCTCGCGCTGGGGGCACAAGCTCGAGAAGCCGATCCGGCAGGAGTACGAGGAGCTCCACAACGTCCGCGTGGAGGTGCCCGGCACGCTCACGCACCCGCGGCACCCCTGGTGGAAGGCAACGCCGGACGGCATCGTCTACCCGGCAGGCTCATCCGAGCCGGACCGCGGGCTCGAGATCAAGGTCCACGGGCGCGACGCGATCATCTTCGGCCGCCTCGAGTACGGCGACCCTGGCACCGATGAAGTGCCACCTCACGAGCTCCTTCAGTGCATGTGGGGGATGGGGACGACCGGGCTGCCGCGCTGGGATCTGGTGCCATTCCTCGACGGCGCGCCGGCGGAGTACATCATCGACCGCGACGAGGAGCTGATCGGTCTGCTCGGCGAGCGCGCCGAGCGCTTCTACGTCGACCACATCCTCACCGGCAACCCGCCGGAGCCTGATGGCTCGAAGGCATGGGACGACTTCCTCAAGAACAAGTGGAAGAAGAACACCGAGGACTTCATCCCGATCGACAGCGAGCCCGCGGTTCTCGGGGTGGTGCAGCTGCTCCGCGAGGCGCGAGAACTGGTCGCCAACGGCGAGACCCAGGTCGATCAGATCCGGCAAAAGCTCGAGCTGTTCATTGGAGAGCGCGCCGGCCTCTCGTTCATGGAGCCGGGCCGGAAGAAGCCGTCGATCCTCCGCTGGAAGCGGAACAAGCCCGGCCGCAAGGTCGACTACATCGCCATCATGTCGGACATGCGCCATCAGGCGGCGCTTGCCGGCGCAGGGAAGGCAGTCATCTTCGACCGCGCGATCGCCGCCCTCGCGTCGATGCGCTCGACGATCGAGATCGGAGCCGGGGCGTCGAAGGTGACAGCCGGCGAGCTCGGCGAGCTCCTCGTTCTAGTCCAGTCGACGCTCCGCGACATCTCGCGCGCGTCGACAGAGGCCGAACGCACACGCGAAGTGCCGGGTGCGCGACCGTTCGTCGCGCCGAGGCATTGGAAAACCAACAACAGCGATCGCAAGAACGACGAGGAAGGGAACTAGATCATGGACACCGACACCGATTCCGATACGCAGCTCGAGGCGCCGCGCGCGAACCAGATGGCTCGCCGCACGTTCGACGGCATCCAGCTCGCGGGCGAGAACGCCGCGACCCAGGCGCTCGTGGCGAAGGCGACAGCAGACATCCAGGCGCGGTGGGTTATGGCGATGCGCCGGCCGCGCGACATGGACGAGGTCCGGCAGATGATCATCAAGGAGTGCCGGCGCAAGGACTTCGCGCAGACCGCGATCTACGCGGTCCCGCGCGGCGGCAACACGATCCGCGGGCTCTCCATCCGCTTCGCGGAAGTCGCGATGCGTTGCATGGGGAACATGAGCTGCGAGGCGCAGACGATCTACGACTCCGACGAGGAGCGCATCGTGCGCGTGATCGCGACCGACTTCGAGAGCAACGCGACGTGGCCCCGCGACATCACGATCAAGAAAACCGTCGAGGTTAAGCAGCTGAAGAAAGGCCAGCGCGCGATCCGCGATCGCATCAACAGCTACGGCGACCGCGTGTATCTCGTCGATGCCACCGATGACCAGGTCGCGACGAAAGAGGCGGCGATGATCTCGAAGGCCGCTCGCACGGCGATCCTCCGGCTCATCCCTGGCCACATCCAGGACGAGGCCTTCGACCTCTGCGACGAGCTCATGAAGAAGAAGGACGCCGAGAACCCGGACGCCGCGCGGAACACGCTCTTCGACGCCTTCGCCAGCCTGAACGTGATGCCCACGCAGATCGCGGAGTGGCTCGGCCACCCGGTCGACCAGGCGACGCCCGCCGAGCTCGCCGAGCTGCGCAAGCTCTACGGCGCGCTACGCGAAGGGGAGACGAGCTGGGCGGAGGCGATGGAAGGCGCGGAAGAAGCCCGCGCACGCGCCCGCAAGGCCGCCGCCGATCGCGCCGGGCCGAAGGCCGCAGCCGGAGTTCCGGCAGCCCCGCCGGCGGCGGCCGCGACGGCAGAGGCTCCCAGGTCCTCCGCGACGCCTCCGGCTGCAGCTGCGCCACCGCCGCCGAAGGCACAGACCCCGGCGAAGGGCGGCAAGGCGACTGCCGCGCTGAAGGATCAGATCAAGAACGACAAGCCGGCCGAGCACGGCGGCGAGCGCGATCACCGCGCCGCGCCGCCCGCGCAGCCGCCCAAGCTCGAGGTCGTCAAGCCGGACCCGGCGTCGCTGCCGATGAGCCACCCCGACGCCGAGCCTCCACCGGAATCCTCGCCGCCGCCCGCTGGCATGGAAGAGCGCAAGTGCGCCGGGTGCGGCGTGGCCATCGACGTCGAGGTCGGCGCCCCGGCCGGAGCCCTCTGTTATTCTTGCCGATCCGTCTGATTAGGAGTCTGCAATGGCACACCTGATATCAGCACTGATGGTTACCGACTTCAAGCGCGTGCGCGAGGTCAAGATCCTGCCCGGTGTCGACCGCGCCGCCATCCTGATCGCCGGCCGCAACGCGCAGGGCAAGAGCTCGATCCTTGACGCGCTCGACGCCGCGATGCGCGGCAAGCGCGCGGTGCCCGCCGATGCTGTCCGGCACGGCGCAGGGAAGGCCGACATCATCGTGGAGTACGACGGCGGAGCGCTCGTCGTGCACCGCGAGATCTCGCGCGACGGCGCGACGGAGCTCGAGGTCCGCACCCAGGACGGCGCGGTGAAGCGCCCGCAGGACTTGCTCGATCGACTGATCGGCGCCTGCTTCGTGGACCCGGTCGGGTTCATCAACCAACCCCCGAAGGCGCAACGCGAGGTGTTGCTCCAGCTCATCGACCGCGAGAAGAAGCTCCCCGCTCTTGAGGCGCAGCGCGAGCGCATCTTCGAGAACCGCACCGAGGTCGGGCGGGATCTGAAGAAGGCGGAAGGCGAACTCGCGCGACTGCCGCCGATGGCGGAGCTTCCAGAGCCGATCGATGTGGCGGCGCTGGCGGCGGAGCGAGCAGCCTTCGCCGACAAGCAACGTGCTGGCGACGGCATCGGCCACGCCGCGAAGGAAGCAACGATCGCGCGCGAGCGCGCCGAGCAAGCGCTCGCCCAGAACAGGGTTCGGATCCGCGAGCTGTCGCAGGCGCTCGCTCAGGCGCAGGCGGAAACGCCGACGCTCGAGGCGAATGATAGCGAGGCGGTGGTCGCCGAGGGGTCGCTCCTCGAGCAGCTGCGCATCGCCAGTCTCGAGTGGAAGGCTTCGCAAGCGCGACGCGACGCGATCGACATCGATCTGACCCGCGCGAACCAGCACAACCGGAGCATCGCCGCCGCTGAAGCTTCCATCGCGCGGCGCGCCGCGGCGGAGACCGCGGTCAAGGCGCTCGAGGCGCAGCGCGCCGAGCAGACCGCGCTCCTCGAGCGCATCGACAACCGTAAGCTCGAGTTCCTCCGCGCCGCGCAGCTGCCGGTCGAAGGCCTCGGCGTCGATGCCGAGACGATCACCCTCAACGGCGTGCCCTTCGCCCAGGCCTCCGCCGCCGAGAAGCTGCGCGTCGCCATGGCCATCGCGATCGCTGCCAACCCGCAGCTCGACGACATCTGGGTGCGCGACGGCGCGCTACTGGACGACGACAGCCTCGCCGCGGTCTGCGCTCACGCGGCCGAGCACAACAAGCGCCCGTGGGTGGAAGTCGTCGGCGTCCGCGGCGACGGCTGTATCGTCATCCGCGATGGGATGATCGCCGCGCCGTGAGGTGGCCTCCGGTCCTCATAGATCAGCGCTACGAGCATCTCGTTGTCTCGGGACGAGCAGGTGCGTTCGCCGACTGCATCTGCGATTGCGGCCGACCGGTTCGTGTCAAAGCGCACGATCTTGCGCGGCACAAGGCGAAGTCATGCGGATGTTCCGCCTCCGAAGGAGTTAGCCGGCGGAATTGGAAACACGGGAAGACCGAGGGAGGACCGAGTCCAGAATGGATATCGTGGCGCGCGATGCACCAGCGCTGTGAAGATCCTAATCACAAATCGTTCGCTCGATACGGCGGCCGAGGAATCTCG